TCAATATATACTTCCGGAACACAAAATGTATATGCAGACGGGAATGGTGGGGAATACTCGTCTTCACCTGTATTTTTAGCAGCAGGTGAATTGATTGTTGAAAATGCAATTACATTCGACGCAGCTAATAACGGAACTCAAGTTCAAGTAGGAACTGAACGCTATCTTCATGATGGAAATGGCGGGTTCACTGTTACAACTGAATATCTGCCATATGGCACGTATTTAACTCAATGGTATGATACGCAATACTTCTCTAATGGAGAAGGAGGCGTATATTCGGTATAAGTAATTAAATAATTACTGCCTCTCCCTTGTTCAATCCGAGGGAGAGGTTTTTATAAAAAAATATGACTACATTATTATTGAACAGCAAAGTAAATGCAGGACAGACGCCATCAGCTAATGACGTTACTCAAAGAGAAATTTTGATTGATCAATCAAATGGATCTCTGTGGACAAAAATCACAACTGGGTTAGTCAGGAGAATCATGGCAATGGCTGTTCCTCATGCCTCCACTCATGGAGCAAATGGAGCAGACTCAATCACGCCAGCTTCAATCGGCGCATCAGCCGTTGATCATCAGCACACTCCCCTTGATTTAGTTGGAATTGGGGATATTGTTACTCGTAATGCGAACGAATTTGCATCATCTACACACACACATGGAGTCGGACAGGTCACAGGGCTGTCCGCTCAACTGGATGCGCTTGCTCAAAGGATTTCCGCTTTAGAACAAACCATTCATCCACAATGAACGAGATTTTCCAGTCCTTGATTTCATCCGCAGCCCAGCAAGGTTTTTCAGTTTTATTATTACTCGGAGGGTTGATCTGGATGAACTCAAGGCTGGAGAAGCTTGATAGCAAGATTCGTGAATGCGAAGAAGACAGAGAAAAACTCTGGGACAGACTGTTAATGCAAATCGAAGACTAATATGAATATTCTTAAATCTTATGCTAAACAGCCATCAACTTGGCTTGGTCTTCTTAAACTAGGAGCATCAATTGGACTTTACTCTACAGGCATTGGCGGGGCGCTTACTCAAGCGGTTATTGCAATCTTTGGTATCATTGACGTCATTAGGAACGAAAAGGGGAATTAAAGTGGAAAGAAATGGCTGGCAGTTTTCAGTCCGTGTAGACGGAGATGATCTTGTTGTAGATAACACAACTGCAACATGGTTTGGTGGAGACAACGATCCACTAGACAATGGTGAGACGGCAAGCGGGGTTATGACAAAAGGCAACCCTCACGTACTTGGATGTGCATTGCCAGTTGTTCCCAATCATCCATCGACAGCCGGAAGTCCGCTGGCTTTCAGCCCAAGAATCCCTTGGAAAACAAAAGTCCTTGTTGAACACAAAGACAAAATTCTTGTTGTTGAGCTGCTCGACAACGGCCCTGCAAAATCTGCCGGAGATGGAATTGATTTAACTCCAGCTGCATTTAAATTTTTTGCTCCAATTGAAAAAGGCGTAATTGACGTATCATACCGCATCATTGGCGCAGCAAAGTACGTTAAATAGATAAAGTTATGAAGAAAATGATGTTAGCTTCGATGCTTGGGACTCCAAAGTCGCGTTCTTGCCCAGATTGCGGATCTCCAATGGAGATGGACGGATCATGCTCTGAGTGCGGTTATGGAGAATCTGAAGGGGAAGATATGGACGGAGAATCAGAACACAGTGACCGCATGATTGAAGTTCGTGATGATCTTCAGCGTATTGTTGACAAATTAAGCAAACTGATTTCTTAATGCCACAAGAGCAGGCAACTGAGAAGGATGACATTTTCAAGGGATTTGCGAGTCGTCTTGACCCAGCAAACCTTGAGCCTGGCATATTGCAGTCATCTTTTAATATGCGCCTGCAAAGAGGCACTGCACAGCCGAGAAAAGGGCTGAAGCGTCTTACTGATTCGACGCTGAACTCTCAGACGATGGTGGGTTCTGGTGTATGGATTGATGCGAATGGGAATGACAATATTGCGCTGATCTTCACAGATCGTCTCTATATTTACACACCTCCGCAGAACAACACTCCAAGTTCACTGTCTTCAGCATACATGTTTCCAGCAGGCAGAACTATTGCCTATGGAGGAGTCTGTGATGCAATGCAGGCTTTAGACAAGCTGTATATCTTCAGAGGAAGAGAGACTGAAACTAGATATGGCGTTGGAGGATTGTCATCAAATTCCGCTTTAGACATTACGCATCCAAGTGTTGCTGCTGGCGCTACAGTGACAGTCACAGCAACGTGGATTAATGGGTATAGTCATCAATATGCTGTAGGCGATGAGGTGACTATATTTAACATATTAGACGCCCAACATCCTTCGTTTAACGCAACATATATTGTAACTGGAGTTACAAACACAACGTCATTTACGTTTCAGTACACAAACAACACTGGCACAAACATAAATGCAGCACAGCATGTATATGCTTGTGTAGTTAAAGTAAAACCTCCTTTGATTTGGAATGGAACTGCTGTGACAGTAGCTCCGCAGACGTCAATTCCATTCAATATTCAAACGCAATCTGGATACACAACAGCAGAAGGAAGTGTTCCTCCAGCTGACTTTGGCTTATATTTTCAGAACAGGATTATTTGCAATATCACAAATCAGCAACTTGCAATCAGTGATATTTTAAGTCCTGTATTTGATTTTACACTAAACAACTTCATCATCAATGATGGTGGAAATGACTCGATTGTTGGAGTGCTGCCGTGGGTGCAGAATCAATTTCTAGCATTCATGCGGAAGAGCATTTATTTGGTTTACGTTGAAACTGTTGGATACGGTCAGAATTTCGATGATCCATCCCCGGGCGCAAATAGTGCTGTCACTGTTCTCTCTACAGATGTTGGATGTCTATCTAGGAAAAGTATTGCATCAGCTGGGCAGTTTGTGTTCTTCCTGTCTTCTAAAGGAGTTCATTTGCTGACACCGCAACTTGATCTCAAGCTTCTTGGTAATACAGTTCCATTGAGCGAGCCGATTGCTGACTTTTTTGATGGCATCAATTATTCATACGCATCCACTGCTGTATCATCGTACTATAACAACAGATTTTACATTGCAGTTCCATGGAATGAGATTGGGACATATACAGCCACAATTCCAACGTACACTGGATCTCAGACGCACACGATCACATGCACGAATGTAACTGGATTCAATTTGCAGGCAGGATCTCAGTACACAATTCAGGTCAATAAAGGGGCTGTTTCGCTTCCAAGCAATTATGACTTTTTGTTTGGCGTCAAAACGGTTACGGCAACTGGGCCAGATTCATTTACGTATTCAGCAACTGGTACAAATGTTGATGCGGTTGTTGTTGATCATCTTTCTGCCACAAAGATTGCTTCAAGGAACAACAGGACGCTAGTGTACAACACGCTCAATCAAGGCTGGGAATCGATTGATTTTTATTCTGAAGGTCTGTTTACAGATGATTTTGCCGCCTGCGCTTACATCAATCAAAAAAGATTGATGGTATTGAGTAGATTTATTGGCCCAAACCAATACGGCGGTGTGTACGTAGTCGAAGAAATGGACGGAGGAGATGAGGATAGTATTGCTTCTGGTCAACCGATTTTGACAGTGCAAGGATTCCGACTTGTTGAACAGAACAATCAGATTGTGTCTGGAACAATAGCAATAGGAACAGCTGCGTTAAGCCCAATCATTGCCTCAATCAGAACACGCGAATATACATTTGGAACACTGAGTGAGAAGAGGTATTCAAGAGGCGAATTTCAGTTTAACAATGTTTCTGATGACGTTGTGTCGATTGTGGCGAATACGCATGATCCAGACGTGTCTGAAACAGTGTTATCATATACGTTTAGCGGAAACTCTGACGGGACATTGCGTCCTCGTATAGCCTTGCGCGGCAGCTCTATTGATGTTACATTCCAATTTATGAGGGGTAGACCTGCTTTAAAGGGTTCCACTGTATATGGAATACTTGCAAACAGACCGATGATCTCAACTGAATAATTATGGCCCAGCAAATTCAAAAAGGAGTTACTTTCAGTACATACCCTGGAACTAACTCTCAAGTAACAGCAGACCTCATCAATCATCACGTTGATGACGCTATTCTTTTGCCTGGCGCAATCAGTTCACAACCAGCTACAGCAAGTCCATTGCCTGCATCTGAGTTGCTTGTTTTAAATAGCACAACAACCGCCTTAAACAAGGTATCAATTCAAAACATTGTACAAAATAGCGCACCTGCGGCAACTGCTGGAACAAAAGGTGTAGTATCTGTTGGAACTGGATTATCTGTTACGACAGAAGGCGTTTTGTCAGCGGTTGGAACGGTGGCATCAGCTGACGGAACATCTGGAACAGCAACACTTGCAATTAGTGCAACTGCCGCTGGAAGTACGACCGTAATTAACGGATCTGCATTAACTGGATTTACACTTCCGTCTGTTGGTGGTGCATACACAATTACTCTTGCTCCAGGAAGTTCTGGATTAACTAACTCCAATTACAGATTTATATTTGGAGCACAGCAAATTGTAGCCGGATTAACTCCAACTACATTCCAGCTAACTTTAACAAATATACCATATACAATTGATGCTGTTACATTAACTGGCTGCTATATTGAGTTAATTGGAACTGCTGGAATTGTAACTCCAAGCACGGGTGATGGAATTAAGGTTGTTCAGCAGACTGTCGGGCCCGGCACCCAACCCGTGATGAAGCTTGTTCCTGCGACAAAAGCATCCATTGGCGGAGTAATTGCAGGAAGTAATGTCGACATTGATTCAAGTGGTGTTATTACGACAAATGTTGTCGGGCCTGTTGCAAGAGCAATATTTAGTGGATTGTTTGCAGACATCACAACCGTAACTGGAACATACGTAAAAAGTATTGCACTAAGCACGGTAACCATGACATTAACAAATCATGGATTTCAAGTTGGGCATTTAATGTATATTGATTTCACATCAGGGCCTGCAACAGATGCATTCTTTAGAGTAATACAGGTTACTGATAGTAATACATTTACTGTATCTCAGACTGGTGGAAGCAATGGGACTGGCAATTTTACTATTCGTAAATGCTCTATTGCTGCATCTGCTGGCATTCATAGTATTATTTATGGAAGCGTAACAACTAACGCTGGTATATATTATGTAAATCTAACAAGCTCATACACAAACGCAATTTATACTCCACTTGTAAGCGTAAGTTCTGTAACAGCGCCTCCAAGTAATACGCTTGTAAGTGCTTATCGTTCATATATTGACAGGAGCGGTGGAAACTCTCCGGTTGCAAGAAGTAATAACGCATTTGCTTTTACAACGGCAGATACCAATGGGCCTGTTGATTGCGGATACAGAAGTGGCGTTGTTATTTTTACATAATGTTTTTGGATGACTGGAATAATTTTGTAAATACTGTTCATAATGTATCCAAACGGCATCCATCTTTATTTAACACGGAAGACAGATCCATTCTTGAAGAGTATTTGGCATATCATCAAATTCATGGGAATTTGTATAGCATACGGAATTGCGACAGCAGCTTTGCTTTCATGGTCTTGCATCCTATTCTTTCTCCTGAAGATGAATTTAATTGGACACAACCTAAAAGTGATGTTTACAAAGTTGATGTCTTTTATTCTAATTGTAAAAAAGCATCCATTGGAATCCTCAAGCAAATCATTAAAAGCGGAAAAAGAATCCACAAAGCATACGCATATCGTAAAGGAAGAATAAAAGTCTTGGACGTTCGTTTAACAAAGAAATTTCTGTATGGGCAAAAAGACAGCACCAACACCTCCAAAGCCAGTAACTAAAACATACGCAGAACAGTTGCGGGAGACACTTGCTGCCCAGAAGGAAGCAATGCCACAGCTGCTTGAATTGAGTAAGCAATATTCTCCCGAGTGGCAGAAACTTCAAGCCGAACAAGCTACACAGATTGCGCAAGCCGACGTTGCTCGTCAACAACAGCTCCTGCCTGAGTACCTCAAACTTCAGCAGCAGTTTGCTCAAGGTCAGCAGAAACAACTCCAAGACTACGGCCAAGGCTACGTTGGAGCATACCAACAGGCTGGCGGTGCTGGAACATTACTTGGAGGATTGCAAAAGTACGCTGAACAACAGCAGGCTCTTGGAGGAATGTTGTCGCCTGAGGAGCAGCGTGCTGTAGAGCAGCAGACTCGCGCTGGATATGCAGCTCGTGGAACCGCACTTGGCCAACAGGCTAATCTTGCTGAAGTGCTGAATCGATACGGAGCACAACAGGCACGCCAGCGTGAACGTCAGGCTTTTGCTGGACAGACAGCAGGATTCCTGCAACAACAGGCGGCTCCTGCAATCTCCATGATGATGGGGCAGCAGAATATTGCTGGTCAATTGGCTGGAACATCTCCTGGGATTCTTCAGCAACAAGGAGCAGCGGGTCCTCAGTTCTTTAATCCAGAATCGGCTTTAGCTGCTCAAGTCAGCAGTGGAAATTTAAATGCACTTAACCAATATAGAATGGCAAAATATAAAGCTGAAAATACCAAGAGCAAAGGTATTGGTGGAGCTTTAATTGGAGGAGCATTGTTTGGCCTCCCAGGTGCATTCATTGGACATCAATTTGATTAAAATTATGGCTACCCCAATTCAACCATTTTCAGGAGGAGGAGGATACGGAAGTGTTATTCCTCAGGACTACCTTGGATTTACATCTGGAGTAATGGACAAATGGAAGTCCGAAAAAGATGCAAAAACAGAAGGCATACTTTCATCACTGTCAGCTGTTGCCGGAAATCTTGCGGGACAGCCAGAAATGGCAAACACATTGTTTCCTAGTGCATTAGGCAAATATTATCAACAGGCCTCTGAAGCTCAAGGAAAGGCAAAGGCATACGAAGGACTTGTGAAGGCATCTCCTGAATTGTTTGGGCTTTCTGCTGAACAGGCCAAGTCATTCACTGATTTTGCCAGCAAGCTTCCTCCTACAGCAGTGCCTGAGTTTTATCAAATGGCACTTAAAGGAGGAATGCTGCAGCAAGAACTTGGAGTTAAGGCAATGGCCGGTAAGAAGCCGCCTCTTAATCTTGAAGGTCTTGATCAAGGATTTATGAGTTTGATAAAGGGGCCAACACCGGCTGTTCAAGGGAATGCACCTGCTGAATCAGTTTCGGCAGAACCTATGCCCTCTCCAGCACAGACAGGCGTTGGGCCAAAGCCAGTGCAGCCAACTATCGCTGAACTTGATGAGTTCGACAGATTGCATCCCAATCATCCTCCAGGTGCAGCATATGTAGATTCTTTTTCTAAATGGCTGCGTCAAAAGCGCGGACTGTAATACTGTAATTATGGACGATCAATCACAGCAGCAATCTGGATTTATATATCCAGAATATCAAGCAAAAGCTCAAGCTGAAGAGTTAAAGCAAAAAAGAATTGCTGCACAGCAATGGATAACAAAAGCTGTTGCTGCAAATCCAGATTACGCATCAGTGATTGAAAGTCGATATGGAACAATGTTTAAAGAACTGTTTCCAGAAGCTAAGCCTTTTGATGAAAGCCCTGCGGCAAAACAAATAATGGCAGAACAGCCTGCTGTTATTCGCAATGATAGAATGATAAATAATATTTATCGTGAAATCAATGCTGCATCAAAAATTGAAGATGTAACAGCGAAAACAGATAGACTTCAGGCTGTTATACCAAAGCTAATTCAATCAGCCGCTTCTGGTGGATCGGATGCTATGCAAATGGGTGAGTTTTTGTTAGGCGCTCCAGAATTAAACAACTACACAAGATGGGCTGCTGCAAATCACAAGGAATTGGGAGTTGGATCTTTAATTGGATACTTGTCTGATCCATCAACAACAAAAAAGATTATTGGAACAAATCCGGATGCTTATATTAGCAAAGTAAAAGGCATTCATGATTCTATTGCCGATTCTCGCAATTCAATTATTGATCAATTTGAAAGACAATCCTCGCCAGAATGGGTTTCAAAAAATACTGGATTAAAAAGATTGCCTTTATTTGGAGAGCCTTTACAACAACCACAGCAGGCTCAATCACAACAAACTTTGCAGGAAGATCCAAAGGTTTCTTTAGCTAAACGCGCATTATCAGACCCTTCCGCTAGTGAAGCTCATAAAGCTGCTGCAAAGCGCATTCTAGGAATTAAATAATATGGCAAGCGAATACGATGCTCTGTTGGAGACTCCAACTCAAGGCGGAGTTTCTGAATATGATATTCTCCTTCAAGAAGGACAACAGCCGAGCCTTGCACAACAAGCATTGGAAGCCGCTGCTCCAACGATTCGTGGATTTGGCCCCACTGGCGCAGGCATGTTGGCTGGTGCTGCTGCTGGCAGCGTTGTTCCTGGTGTTGGAACAGCTATAGGAGCAGGCGCAGGTGCCGCTGCTGCTGGACTTACTTCACTTATCGGAGATCCAGTTGTGCATGGAATTAATGCACTACTTGGAACTCAACTGACAGCTCCGTCTGATGCTTGGAATGCACTGTTCACAAAACTTGGTGTTCCTGAGTCAAAGACAGAAAGCGCAAAACTTGTAGAAGCAATCTCTGGTGGTGTCGGCAATGCTGCTGCTTCTGTTCAGCTTGGGAATGTACTTGCAAGATCAGCAACACCAGTGACACGCGCTGTCGGAGAAATTCTTGCTTCTGGAGAGCTTTCACAGCTTGTAGCGGGCGCTGGAAGCGGTGCAGGAGCGGAAGTTGGAAGATATGCAGCAGAAGCACTTGGTGCTGGTAAAGAAGGACAACTTGCTGCCAGTGTTGCTGGAAGTCTGTTGGGTGGAATTAAAGGAGCAAAGGCTGGACAATTGCTATCTGTCGAGGGTCTTGCTGCAAGACAAATTCCTGATGCTGTTCAAAAGGCAATTAAAGAAGGGAAGATTGTAATGACATCAGACGTGTTCCCTCCAGAGGGAATGGCGTCTAGGACAGTTCAAAGCATTGGAGAATCAGTTCCAATTGCTGGAACAGCCGGAATTCGCACTCAACAAAGATTGCAGCGGCTTGATGAGCTTAAAGATGTTCTTGGTGAATTTAATGCGCTAAACAATCCAACTGCGATTGATGACGTAATGTCTTCATTGACAAGGACAAGACAGGCAGAACTCGGGAGGTATGTTGGACAAAAGAAAGAGATTCTAAACTCTTTGAGTCAGGAAGGAAATTTTGTCCCAGTTCAACGTACATTAAATCAGGTTGACGCTGAAATAGAACGACTTGCAAACATCAGTCCTACTGGATACGCAAAAGCAATAGATCGTCTTAATGAGTTCAAGGCAGACATCAACGGGAAGACCATCAACAATGTTGAAGGCAACAGAAAGCTGCTCGGAGAATGGCTCAAGAGTCCTGATATTTCCGTAATCAAAGATGAAGCGGACAAGGCCGTATCAAATATTTACAAAGTCCTCAAGAAGGACATGGGAAGTTTCATCAATACAGAAGCTGGAAGCGAAGCATTTAAATCTTGGGCAAAGTCTGAAGCAAATCTTGCCAGTATGGCTGGTGAATTGCGTGTAAATGCACTTCGTTCTGTACTCCGTAAAGGTGAGATGACTCCGGAGGCTGTCTCAAATATTTTGTTCAGCCAAAAACCAAGCGACGTTAAGCTTCTTTACAACAATTTAGATGAAGCTGGGAAAGCAAATGCTCGTACTGCTTTGCTTTCAAAAGCAGCTCAAAAAGCAACAAAAGAAGGCGTCCTTGATGCTGATCTTTTCAGGAAAGAAGCCGACAAACTTAGAATGCAGACAGGCGTTTTCTTTGAAGGCAAAACAGCGGATCGTCTTAGAGGCTTAACAGAATACTTAAAGCTAACAGCACGCGCTGGAGTGCGCGATTGGGATCGTCCAACTGGTGTCCGGCAGATTTTACCTCTGGCTGCTGCCGCAATGTCGATCACAAAACTAGGTCTTGCTGGACTCTCAGTTCGTGCATACGAAAGTCCTGTTGCACGCGATTTGTTGATGAGGCTTCCAAAATTGAAGCAGGGTTCTCCTGAACAAATGCAGCTTGTTAAACGCATCACTCAAGTTGTTTTAACTCAGCAAGTTGACAAATTTGCAAAACAACAAAAGGAAGCAGGAAAGCCAATTACATTTTCGTCGGATCAGTCTTCTTCAGAACAAATTGGAGACGGATCTGTGCGGACGGATGCAGCAAATGGGTATCGTATTGTTGGTAAAACAGGACAAAGATTTCGCTTGTTCGATCAAAGCGGGATGCCTATAGGAAGCTTCAAGTCTCCAGATGAAGCGCAAGCATTTGCAGACAAACATCTGATTGAGTCAGTAAAACAAAGCATTAAATAACTGTATGCCACTAAAAAAATCCGCATCCGAAAAGGCGTTCGTTCAGAACATCAAAACCGAAATCAAGCACGGTAAACCGACAAAACAAGCGGTTGCCATTGCCTACAGCGTGCAGAAGGCTGCTGCTGCAAAGAAAGGCAAGAAATAGCCTTTTATGGCAAACATAAACAGGAAGTGGAAACGCTTCCTTGCTGTATCGTGCAGTCATGGACACATGGCTGATCAGGCTGTTTTGTCTGAGATTTTGCGCTTCAAAGCACGCTGGAAGCCTGACACAACGCTACACCTCGGGGATGCCATTGATTTGGCCTGTTTGCGTGGGGGAGCAAATGATGGCCCTGACTCAGCCGTCAATCCTGAAAGTGATCTCAACGATGGACTTGCATTCATCTCACGGCTTGCTCCTCAATACTACTTGCTTGGCAACCACGAGGCGCGTCTTGTGACGCTTATGTCTCATCCTAAAGCAATCGTATCAGCTTTAGCTGCGCGTGTTTACGATCAGATCAGATCACGCGCAAAAGAAGTTAAGGCCAAACTAATTGACTACAAGCTCAAGACCGGATTTGTTGTTTTGGGTGATGCAATGTTCCAACATGGATACCTCCACTCTGAGAATGCTTTACGTGACTCTGCTGAGCGTATGTGTCACGGCTCTGTTAATAAACTTGTTATGGGGCACATCCACCGTGTCCAAATGGCGGAAGGCAGAAGGATTCAAGGAGTTACAGGTTATTCCGTTGGATGGCTCGGAGACTCAGAAATGGCTGGATATGCTGAAAACCGCATAGCCACCACCGCTTGGTCACGAGGCTGGGCATGGGGTGAATATACTGAAGGGAAAAATGCTGAAACAATAGTATGGCTGACAAAAGAATTAAAGGACGGAACATTCAAGCTCCCACTGTAGACTGGCTGTCAAAACTGTCTCAAGAGTTGAAAGTTAATGACGTTCCAGACGGCTGGTACACAAGTCCAGAAATCGCTGAAAGGCTTGGTGTTTCGTTAAATACATCATTACGGATGGTCAAAAGTGGGAAGTTTGAAAGTCAAAAATTCCGAGCCAGAAACGGCAAAATCACGATCCATTATAGGCCATTATGAATGAGCATGAGCGACTCCTGACCGTTATCCAGCGTGCAAAAGATATTCTTGCTGAGCACTTTGAGGTCGGGATCATCATGGTTCAATCTCACCACGAAAATGATGAAACAATTCGTTGGGAAGAGCCTTGGGGGAATGCCTTAGCGCGAGATCGCCACGTCGAATTATACTACAACGAATGTATGGAAGCGGCTGATATTGAGTTCATTGTGGATGAAGACGATGACGATGATGATGATGATTGAAAATAAATCTTGCGCAACTCGGGTGAATGGCATTCACTTCAAATCGTGCTGAGCGCCAATCGCACTCAGTGCAAAACCAAAAAACACAAAATGAAAATCGCTCAAATTAAAGACATCTCTCAACTGGCAGACGGAACCGTGGTGGGCCAAATGACAGTACAAATCAAAACAGCGTTCCCGCCCAAGGTTGGTGAGGGAAAGTTTGGACAGTGGAGGGTGCAGAACTGTGTACTCAAAGACGGGACTGGTGAGATCAAGGCATCGTTTTGGCTGCCAGATGAAATGAAGGACTTGGTTGGCCAGACAGTGACAATCAAATCGCAAGCAGGAGCTAAAGGGTTGCAAGGACTTACGGTAAGTACATCGAAGCACTCCGGCGAGAATGAGCTAAAGATCACCGACAAAGCAGCAATCATTGATCAAGCTGGAGAAAAGTCAGTTCAAACAAAATACCCAACAGGAAACGTACCTCCACCAGTTGTCATGGATAAGGCAGAAGCTCGCAAACAAATTTTCAACAACGCCAAACTGTATGTTGAATGCGTAAAGGCGACTACTTGGATTTCCTCGCAAATCGATCAGATGAGTGAGTCTCACTTCCAAGCGGCGGTTGCAAGTATGTTTATCTCCGCAGAACGTGCTGGTTTTGCAAAAGCATTTGCCGAAAAGGAGAAACCCGTTGAGAAAGCACCTGAACCAGCTGCTGATGAACTCTCCGATGACGATCTTAAATGGTAGTCTTGAGATCGGATTTTGGGAAATCTGTATTACTTTTTTAGTAATTTGGTGGATGTTGCATGAGTAAAAACTTCATTGCCATTGACCCGGGTGCCTCCGGTGGAATTGCGTGGAAAATTGGCAACGAAACCGGAGCATTCCCAATACCAAAATCATTTGATGAAATCATTGGGAAACTGCGAGCACTTCGAGACAGCTGCAATGTTGCGTATATCGAAGACATCCCAAAGTTCACTGGAGTGAAATTACCTGGCTCAGTTATGGCTGTGCTGTTTCATTCTTTTGGCTTCCTTGAAGGCGTGTTGATGGCACTTGGATTTGTTGTCATCCGCACTCGTCCACAAGCTTGGCAGAAGGCTCTTGACCTCGGAACACGAGCAAAAGGCATGAGCAAACCTGAATGGAAAAGGAAACTAAAAGAAGAGGCACAGCGCAGGTTCCCTGACGCAAAAATTTCTTTAGCAACCAGTGATGCCTTGTTAATCTTGGCATCATTTATGGAGGTAAAATGAGTGAACAACCTTGTATGAAGTGCGCTGAATTAAGGCGTACACTTGAGCTTGAGAGAGTGATTGCTGAGAAGATTGCGGCAAAATGCGACATGTATTTTCTTCAGCTTCAAGCAATTAGAGAAGCCGTTTTTGATGATTGCTTTTCTTTGACAGCAGAAATCAGAGATGAAAACCTTGAGGCACTTGCAGAACGCGAGTGAATGATTTTGCCAGCATAGCTCAGTGGTAGAGCATTGGTTTTGTAAACCAACGGTCGTCGGTTCAATCCCGACTGCTGGCTCCAATTTCTGGGATCATGTGTTGTTTCATAGAACCTATCGTGAAGGCTCGAAGCCCAGCGAGAATCACGGCGAGGGGCGCGACTCAACAACGCGCAATTTTTAACCAAAAAAAATGAATGAGTTGGCTTTATTCGCAGGCGTTGGTGGAGGAATTCTTGGAGGCAAATTGCTCGGCTGGAGAACTGTTTGTGCAGTCGAATGGGAGCCGTATGCCGCAAGTGTTCTTATGGCAAGACAAAATGACGGAACTCTCCCGCCTTTCCCAATTTGGGATGACGTTAGAACCTTTGACGGAAAACCGTGGCGCGGAATTGTTGACGTGGTATCTGGCGGCTTTCCCTGCCAAGACATCAGCACGGCAGGTAAGGGAGCAGGGATTGACGGAGAACGAAGTGGAATGTGGCGAGAGATGGCACGGATCATTTGCGAAGTTCGACCTAGATTCGTGTTTGTGGAAAACGCCCCAACTCTCACTTCTCGAGGGCTTGGACGAGTACTTGGAGACTTGGCCAAAATGGGGTACAATGGCAAATGGGGAGTGCTGGGAGCTCACCACATTGGCGCACGACACAAGAGGGACAGATTGTGGCTTGTTGGGGACTCCTTTAGCCCGGATGTGCAAGAACCGCTATTGGTACGATCGCAAAAATCCGATGGGGAATCTCGACGAATTGCCAGCTATGAATCCAGAAATGTATGGGCATCTGGCTGGCAAGCAAATGAGCCTAACATGGTTGGAACACCACATGATTTTTCCACTTGGGTGGACAGAGCTAAGGCCATTGGAAACGCACAAGTTCCAGCAGTGGCAGCGCTCGCATGGCGTATTTTGACCAATTAAACAACCTAAGGGGCGCGACTCGACAACGCGCATATTATTTAAATTTATGAACACAGAAATGTTGAAAACAATGTTTGCAATTTTCAACAGGCCAGCACGACAGCCAGCTCGCAGGCCAAACGAACGTGGAGGAGGCCACGACTGCCTCCCAATACATCCATCGCTCCACTCGACGGCGATGGTTGACACACCATTTCAAGATTTCGACAAGGCTTTTAAAAAATGGCAAAAGAAACAAGGACTAATTTAAATCATGATAAAACTAAAAATCACACGACCAAACGGAACGGTGCTCGAACTCGAAATCCCCATCGACGATCACACGTCGTCCGAGGCACCATCAACAAAACATCAAATCGTGGCTTCAACAACGATGTCCGCTGTCGTCATGCCAGCAGAGGCGCTGAAGGCGGTAGAATCGGCAAAATTAAGCGATTGCGTGCCAACTCAAATCATAGATCATAATCATCAAACTGAAATTGAGTCTCTCGCGATAAGGGGAATGGAGGTAGGTGAGGAGGAGAATGGGGGAGATGGTAGGATAGGGGGTATGGGGGAAAGGAAGGAAGTGGGGGAAGAGGAGGAGAGGAAGGAGGAAAACCCCGACCTAAATTTGGGGAAAACAAATTCAATTTATGATATGCAATATGATTGCATAGGCGGCAAATATTGCCCACCTCCGCAACTCATCAACGACTTCATCTCTGCATACGGAGCTGCGACCGTTGAACGTGAGTTGCACAAAGCGCGTGCATGGTTGACCGCAAATCCTCAGTCACAAAAAACACTGCGTGGAATGGGCCGTTTTTTGAATGGCTGGATCTGTCGAAGTGGCGGAATGAAACGCCAAGCAGTGGCGCGTGTTTTGAAACAGCGAGATAACTCTTTACTGGGAGCGACAAATGAATCATCGACGGGCTGGTAACCTAAGCGAAATCAGGGTTCCATCGGCACCAGAAGCTGAGAAGGGACTGGCCTGTATCGCAGTGAATGATCCAACTCAATTCGTGATTCGTTCGTCAGATTTGCAGTTCGACATCAACGATGTTTTTGATCCGATCTCGAAGGCCGCAATTCGCACAATATTTGAGCTTGAATCGAGCGGGAAACCATGCGATGTGCGACTCTTATTTGAGCGCGTTAAAGCAGAGATTCCGACAGTTGAGTTTTACCAAATCAGCGATCTGTATACGCTTGGCGTTGTGACTGCTGCGATGGATGATTATGTGTCAATCATCAAATCAACATCGAAAAGAAGAGCGTTGATCTCACTGATTCTTGGCACGACTGGACGGATTGAAGACACTCGCTGCGAAACACAAAAAATCGTCTTGGACTTGGCCTCTGCTGCTGAGTCACTTTCAAGAGAGCTTTTGCCACAAAAGAAAAATGACACAAAAACCTTGCTCATGGATGCGATCACGCGCTATGAGACAGGTGATGATACGACTCAACGAATCAACACTGGCTTCTCCAAGCTGGACAACCTAACGCCAACAAGGTACGGAGATTTCGTAGTAATCGGAGGAGAAACCAAATCAGGCAAAACAATGTTGGCCTTAAATATAATTGCAAACATCATAACAAATGAAACTTATCAACCTAACACCGCACGAAATTAAATTGCCCAATGGCACGTCCATTGAGCCATCGGGCTACGTTGCTCGTGCCAACACGCATCTGCAACAATGTGGAGAAATGGATGGCATCCCACTTTTGAAGTCGCTCATTCATTCTGTATCGAATCTTCCTGAACCGCAGGATGGGCACATGTTTATCGTGCCTGCGATTGTCCGTTCTCATTTGAGTGAACGTACGGACTTGCTTTCACCTGCTAAACTTATCCGTAACAACCAGGGTCATGTCATTGGCTGCGGAGCTTTTGAAATCAATGCACAAGCGTGACGTTGGCTTTATTGGCCTTGCTGGTTCCGGCAAGGATGCTGCATCTGTGGCTCTCACTCAATTTAATTGGGTGCGTCGTGGATTTGCTGATTCACTCAAAGCCGCTGCACTTACCTTCGGATGGGATGCACAGAAAGATCGCAGAGGGCGCAAGTTCCTTCAGGATCTTGGAATGTGTGTGCGCGAGTACAATCAGAACTTCTGGATAGAAGAAGCTGATAAAGTTGTCAGAAGATATTTTGCTCCAGTTGTTTGGACAGATGTTCGTTTTAAAAATGAAGCGGATTATATTAAGAACAAACGGAATGGAATATTAATTCGGATTGTCCGTCCTGAAGTCGTCTCAGATGGGCATATATCAGAGGTGGAACAGCTTGATATACAATGTGACCATGAGGTCATAAATGACGGCACTTTAGAACAATTACATCAAAATATATTTAACATCATTAATAGCTATGAATAACGAAATTAGACTTGGACTTGAAATGGATATATACCGTGCTGCTGACGGTTTATCCAAACATCAGTTGGACAACTTTGCTGTATCTCCATCGTACTATCAGTGGAAGCTCACAAAAGAGTGGAATCCGTCACGGACAATGGAATTGGGAACACTTGCTCATTCGCAGATACTTGAAGGGCATGTGGATTATGTTCTTGGGCCGTCTGTTGATCGCAGAACAAAGGCTGGGAAGGATGAATGGCAGGAATTCTGTGAAGACAATCTAGGCAAGACGATCGTCACAATGGACGAATATTCCCAGTTGACTGGAGCTGCTGCGGCTGTACGTCCGCTGATGGAGCGTATAAGGCCTGTTGATATTGGTGCAAATCCTGACATTTACATTGAGACTTCCATGTTCTGGGAGCGTTCTGGACTTCAGTGCAAGGGGCGTCCTGATTTGATTGGTGAAGTCAATGGAAGACTTGCGATTGTAGATCTCAAAACAACTTCTGACATTCAACGATGGGACTCGAAGTTCTTCTCATTGAGGTACGACGTGCAAGCTGCATGGTACGCTTATGGGCTTCAGAAGGTTTTGGAAATTAAAGAAACACCAGAGTTTTGGTTTTTGGTTGTTGATTTTGAATCACCGCATTTGTGTCAGTTCGTACTGGCAGGCCATGAAATCATGGAACAAGCAAATGCGAAAATTGAACATGAACTAGACTACTTTTCAGCATGTCAAGAATCCAACGATTGGCCAGGACTTCCCCAGTTCCGTGTGATGCTCCCCCGTGGGTGGTAATTCGGAAAACAACGGTGATTGATGAGTCACTGAAACTTCCGCGCCCCAAGGTCACTCAAGACATCATTGCGATTGGGCCAAAGGATGAATGTCAAGAAATTCTTGATAGAATTGCTTTGGATGCCAAAAACCATAGCACTGATCAAATCGATGTTGACATGTACATCACTTTGTACAAGGGCCAGAAAACAGGGACTTCATCGAGGCCAAACAATGGAAAACGATGAAATCTGGAATACTGATTGTGAGCTTGGAGATGACCGCTGGTCAAATCGTGGACAGGCTTGTGGCCAAAATTGGCAATGTTCCGCTCAGGGCACTTGCTGAAGGCGTTCGTTTAGAGGCGCATATCCAAGGGGTTCACAGAGCTTTTAATGCTTTACAGAAGGCGCATTTGGTGATCCGCGATGATTTGCATGAGATCCACCAGATTGTGGCTTGTGCAAGGGCGATGGCAAAAGGACAGCATGGATTGGCTGTGCTGCTTGTCGATTATATACAGCTCGTGCGTTGTGACGTTGGAAAAGATTCCTCAAGAGAGCGTGAGGTTGCGGAAGTCTCACGTGCGTTACGTCTTCTTGGACTGGAACTTGGGTGTCTTGTGATTGGAATAACGCAGTTGAATGAGCAGGGAAAAGCGCGTGAGTCAAGGGCGATTCAACAAGATGCAACAAGTATTCTTGCAATAAAAATTGACGAAGAAGGCGGTTCTGAGATACGAACTATAGGCATTCCGTTCCAGCGAAATGGGCCGTGCGGGGTGCAGACCACGTTGCGGTTCTCTGGAAAAACAGCATCATTTATAGACCAATAACATTATGAAAATTGAAGTGAAGGGATTGAATAAACTTGCTCCAAACTGGAGCCACACAGCGTATGGGATCGGGTGCAGGGCAGATTGGAATAATGCCAAGGTGTTCAAATTCTCCGACGTTGATGGTGATGGGATTCTTGCATATGACAAGGAACATGCCATGACGATCCACAACGAATTGCTCGCCTCAAAATTAAGGGCGCGTGCAAACGAGCTATACAAAGAATCCGAAGAACTCTTTGCAAAAGCTAACGAACTAACAAATGATCAATACTAAAAACATTCCACGCAGTCCGATTGAGTGGCTGCATGACATCAAAAAACTGGATGAGCCAGAGCGTTCAATTGTGGCCAAGATTGTTTGGTGGGACGAGTTTGGGGAAAAGCCAGCATCCAGGCGTTGGGCGCACCTGGATCAGTATCTTTGGTACGATAAAAACGTGGATCAAATTGCTCCAGAAAGATTGCATGATCTTTTGTTGCAGGTAGGATACAACCCATACATGGCTAGACGCAGATCTGGATTGCAAAAGAACAAGCCGAAGAAATCATTAAAATGACTGAACTTGAAATCCGCGATGCCCTAGCTTGCCTGATGATGCTTGAGCGAGACGTAGAATGGTGGGAGGAACAGGGGCTTTCTCGGGTGCGTCCAACTCTTCGTGACGCATGGAAAGCGATGCAGCAGTTGCAGAAGGAGGTGCATCGGTTGCAAGAGAATTACAGTGAGTTGGAAAACCACTTCCTCGTTGTTTTTAAACGCCGCGATGAGTTGCGGAATGAGCTTAAAGAAGCCAGACGCGAACAAGCAGAATCAAAATGACCAACGAACAAATTAATACAGCCATCGCACAGGCGTGCGGGTGGAAAATGCACGACCATGAAGATTGTATGCTAAAAAAAGTTGGGTGGGAGATGCCTGAAAAGTGGATTATGCGACCAGATGGAATGCTTGTATTTAAGCACGATATTCCAAACTACTGTGAATGCCTTAACGCAATGCACGAGGCGGAGAAAACAATCGTAAGGAACCACAACCTTTGGACTAATTATTTTTATTACGTCGGAGCGACTATTGCGCTGCACGCCCCAGCCCGCCAACGCGCAGAAGCGTTTTTGAAAACGCTTGGAAAATGGGAGGAGGTGGCAAAATGAGTGATTTTGACAACAACAGCTCAATAATTATTGCAATGCGAATTTTAGCAGAACGAATTCAGGACGAAGAGGTTTCAGGAAAAACAATTGAGCAGGCAGCAACTTTGATGCATACAGCCGCGGACAGAATGTTAGACCTAATTGATGAACTCCAACTTTTGCACGAACGGATCACCGATCTGGAGTCCGAAAAAGACGATTGGCCGGAGGAGCAGGATGGAAAGGAGGTGCAGGCGTGAGCAACGAAATAATTAACAGGCAGTCTTACGTCAGGCGCTTATTGAGGTGCAGGATTGGTTATCTGAGCACAATTATTTTGGAAAGTTATGAACAGATTCGATATATCACATCCTGATTATGAAGAGCATTTCTGCGAAGAATGCGGAGATGTATTAGAGCCTGATTGGCATCGCAAATTAAGATGTGTTAGATGCGAAGAACAAAAAGAACATCAATATAAAAGATTAAAGGAGGATAAAAAATGTTTGGAACAATGAATGGTCAGCCGTTTGTTACGGTGCAACGCACAGAACGCATTTGGGATACGAAGTGGGATATTCCAAAATTTAATGCAAACGAATTTCGTGCAGTCATGTTGCAGGGAATCAAGGAAGGCCGCATAACACCACCGGAAGCTGCACCTGCTCCAGAACGTAAACGGAAGCAAAAGGTGTTTAATGAGACTCGTGTATGCGCTATGTGTAAATGCGAATATACACCAATTATTGCTGTACAAAAGAATTGCAGCAAGGAATGCATCCGTAAATACAAGAACTCAAATCGTAGAAACTGGAAACGCTAATATGGGCGCACCAAAGAACGGCAAGAAGGCTAAGTCCAAATACAAATCACCAGAATCACGAGCCAGGCAGCTTGCTGGACTTTCTGGAGTGCGTATTGAAGATCATGTGATGGGCACAAATGTGCAGAAAGTCAATGGTGCTGGGCCATTGGCGTCAGTGACAGAAGAACAACGGAAGACAATTATTGATCTTTACTGTCAGGGCTATTCTTTGCGGGCTATTGAAGAAAAGACTGGCCTCTCAAGGCAGACGTGTGATGACGTGAAGCGTTATGCACTGGATCATGATTCGCAGTTTAGAAATCAGATGTTCCAGATCAATTTACGTCAGAAACTACAGAACGTCGTAGAGTCAAGTGCTGATCGTGTGTCAGAACTAATGCCGGAGATGTCCGCTAAAGACGCTGTACTAGCGCTGGGCATTACGTTCGACAAGCTGGCGAGTATGGATAAGAACAAGTCGCCAGACAGCTTGCATCAGCATGTACATCTGCATGCACCTGCGGATTTGAGTGCAGCTTTTATGAATGCAATTTCAAATCCAAATTCAAATTCTGAAATTGAAATTCAAAATTAGAAATCAAATTTCAAAACTAAAAATCAAATTTCAAATTCAAAAATGAAAACTGAAATTCAAATTTCAAATCTGATTTCAAATTTCAAAAACATCTATGATGACAATGGCTACAAAGCAATAGTCAATCTCCGGGATGGTGCTTGCGTTGTTTATCGAGTGAACAAGCACTTTGACACGTTAATGATTTCCTATGTCGGAGAAAAGAACGCTAAAGAGAATTGGAAATATGTAACGCTATTCGGATGCCCCGACTACATAAAAGAAGAGATTGTGAAGGCTTACAAGGAAGAGGTACGTCTTAAAAAAGAACGTCAAAAGCAGGATAGCGTATCGGATCAAATCCGAGACGAAGTGCCTTAGCGAAGGCGTCCCGACACGATAACCCGGAACCGTTACGAAGAGAATCTGTGCAATAGTGCCAGCTGAAACCGTATTGCGTGGATATGCAATAAACGTATGCGCGAGGCATATTAGTGTTTTTTATAAATCACAGTTTGAACGTCTTTATTCCAACACGCTCTACAGTTAAGACATTTATTACCTTGCTTGGGTGCGGGGCATGTTTCTCCACTAGTTCTGACTTCGGAGGTTGTTAGTCCAAGGTGGAGCGCAAGTGAATTAGGGCCGTCTTTGTCGACCATATAAGCCGAAAGACGCACTGTAAGGTTGTTAGGGAATGAGCCGAATAATTCCAGATATTCGGAGACAATGCCAAACTCTTTTGTAGGGAGCCAAAATTTAATCTCTGGCAATGCTACAGCGATGCGAACAATTGCCTTAAGTGTTTTGAGAGACTGAAGATCTCCACTATCGAACCAACGGAAATAGCCGCTCTTTTCGGTTGAGCGAATTTGTGCGACCATGGCTGGAACCCACTGCGGGGAATCCATTAGGGAGAGTCTTTGCTGTAGTACACGCTGAACGTTTGGCATGCGGTAAAACCCTTTGAGGGCGTAGCAACCGTGACACACGGAGCCCTCCACTTGTGCGAGTTTGGAGCCTGTTTTACAGGCCAACGCGGGCACGCTCCACGATTGGCAGGGCATTTTAGATGGCTGAGATAGAGTGAGTTGCATATGTCTTTTTTTAGTGATGTTTCGCCATTCAGCATCCACCGTGGACACGAATTCGCGGCGCGAATCAATCACGGCGAAGACCGTGTTGCAAGCATGTTTTTTTCTTTTTTTAAGCATCGCCCTGGACGCGATGTTTTTTTGTGAAAAAAAGATTGCATCACGTTGGAGTGGCCTAAAACAAAGGGTTTGCGGGCGATGAAAAAAGTGAAAAAAATCTTGGATACGGCCAAACATGGGCTAGAGTTGCTCTCGTCACTGGACACTCGCACGATGCGGGCAAACGTGGCGTACATCACTAAAAAACATCATGAAAATCACACTAGACACTAATTCCGCAGTCATCGCGCTGCGACAGGACACGAACGCATCGTGGAGTAGAAACGGGGCGCGCGCATTGGTAGAGCACCTCGAGTCACTGGAGGAGGAAACAGGCGCTGAGATTGAATTTGACGCCGTCGCACTCCGGTGCGATTGGAGCGAGTACCCAACGGCGCTGGATGCTGCGGGAGAGTACGGTTGGATTGACGGGAACGAGAACTATACGGAAAAAAAGGCGTTGGATTGGTTAATGGAGCAAACACAGGTAATCCAATTTGATGGCGGCGTAATTGTTCAGAACTTTTAATTTAACCAAACACGACACCATGAAATATACATTAGGCTTTTGTACATTGTTTATATTTGACGTTGCACTTATACGTGCGCAAATACTCACACTCCCAGAGGCGCTCGTGATGCTAGTGCTGGCGGCAACGTGCTCGCTATTCGCGCTATTCGGGCTGGCTGAATACATGGAAGAGACTGACTAGGCTAATAGCATAGATTAAACAAAGAAGCCTGCAGGGTAACTCCTACGGGCTTTTTTGTGCCCACAAGAAAGCGGCGCAACGAAATAGCGTAGCGAGACGGAGCAAGGCAGCGTAGCGTAGCAAGGGTAGGACACGGAATGTCAGAGGGTGTGAGACGGGGAAGGAAAGTGGAGAATAGAGGAGGAAATGCGTCGCGATAGAAAGCGCCTATAAACAACCGAGCGCAACCGTATAGCGCCAACAAACAGCACCCCCGACAACGCCCCAATAGCCCGCATAACACGACACCCGCAACGTAGCAAGATAAGCGTCTTTTGTAAGATACACGTTTACAGGCACTTGCGTATAACCGAATACTATGGTAATCATATGGAATGGGTTTTTACAGAGTAAATCAGCTGGAATTACAGAGAAAAAGCGTGAATTACAGAGTAGACGGGGGGAGGGGGTTGGGATCTCTGGAAAGGAAAAGACGTTGACTCATCCCCCCACCTAAATTTTTTTTACGCAACTGGCCGTGCTCCAGCGTCTTGCGTGTGTTCCACGTCATGTTCCGCACGCTTTGCTGCTTGTGTTGCTACTCTGTTGCGTGTATGTGTTGGCTACTGCGTTTAGCGGGGCCTGGCACGAGTGTTATTGCTCCTGCAAGCATACTGTAGCGAAACTTGGGAAGGGGACGGTGCAGTGACGTTTGTAGCTCGAATACGTGTGTATTTGGGGTGCCGTTATAGGCTGTTTGGAGATTCGTTTGACTCCTTGACGTGGATTTGAGGAGTAGGCATATTACGCCGCATGAAAGTTAAATATACTATATCTGACAAAATTGTTAAACAACGTGACGGTGAAGCGTATGATTTAAGCAAGTACGTTGATGGTGTGGACTACGTGATCAGGGGATGCTTCAAGGGACACAAGGCTGTGTTTAGAAGCGATATACTTGATTCAAGCGTTGGGGTCACTGGTGAACAGAGCAATATACCTGAAGTTAAATCTGATGTTCAGGCAAATTTTGCCGCATCAAATGATTTAAATGAAGTGCCAGTTGATTTAAATACAGTTAAATCGTCATTTAAACAAACAAGTCGTCCTGTTATACAGACTGGCGGTAGTGGTGTATATGAGTGTAAGATCGTTAAGATTTGGCCAAATGCACGATTTGTGGAAACTGATACACAGGGCCGCGTGTTTGCCGGATTAAAGGGAGCAACACTGAGACGTTCTCAGGTTATCAAAGTTAAAGACGGCCAATTACACTTAAAGTAAAGTATATGTTTGTTGCTATACTTTTTATACTTTGTTTAGTTGCATGTATATTGGCTAAACATGTTTAAGTATATTTATTTATACTCTGTTCGGCGAAGCCTCACCCGTTCGCTTACGCTCACTCTCGCAGGTTTAACAACCTGCTCACTGAAGGAGTTATTAAGAAACCAATAATCCAGACGAAGATCTTGAGACCTGAGCATAGTACCCCCAAGACTCAGCATTACTGCTTATCTCAGGAGATACTAGCTTAGAAGAAAGAAACCGAATGATCCATCCGTGAGTCCATCGCCGTCGCGTACACAATCAAAAGAGGATAAAGAGCTACCCGTTCAACAAACCTCTTGGCTCTATCGCGGCCATGATTGTGAGTACGTTGATGCTCTAGGACGCACCAACTTTTTAATCTGGGCCAAGGGGCTGCACCCAGAACTCTTTTTTCGCTCGTGTGTCCGTTCTCAGGTTGCACAGGAGGTACGCGGCAGCCTATGCTGGCTACGTCATCATAAAACCATAAAACAGAAATCATGTCAATGGACGAAACACAAAAAAACAGGCTGATTGAGAAAATTTTAAAGTACCCTCTGGAAGATCATCCGTTGATGCCCAATCCATCTGTGGATGAACGTCTCAAGATGATCCACAACGTGGGGCCAGAAAAGACGATGGAACTGTTTCTTCTCAGAGAACAACGTGTTCGTGCTGAGAAAGAAGATCCATATCGTTATGGCACAGAACTCACAGCGTGGCCTGACGCAGACAATCTGCTTTCAAAGAATCCCGAGCTTCTTGTGCTTGGCGGGAACCGCGCAGGGAAAACCGAGTGGGCAGCCAAACGAATCGCACAAGCTTTTGTGGGCACTGATCTCTCTGGGAACATGCCAGACTGGGTGAAAGAGAAGACAGGCAAGCGCGGAATCAACATCTGGTGTTTGCACACAACACACATGACCAGTGTGTCTATGCAGCAAAACGTGTTTTACAAATATTTGCCAAGAGAACTGAAGGAAGCAAAACGCAACAAACACACACAGGTCAGTTGGACACAGAAGAATGGGTTTAGTGACAATACAGCTGTGTACATGAACAACCAGATCTGGTTCCTGAACTATGCCCAGGACATAAAAGTGGTTGAAGGCGGTGAAGTTGACTTTGTGTGGTGTGATGAATTAGTGCCTGCTGACTGGCTTGAGACACTTCGGTATCGTCTTGTGACTCGGAACGGGAAGCTAATTGTGACATTCACACCGATCCTTGGATACACACAAGTTGTAAAAGAATATATTACAACTAGCCGAATTAAGACTTGGAAGAAGTCTGAGTTGCTTCCAAACACCAACGTCACCGGTGTTCCAGCTGGCCACATGCCATACACGGCTGAAGATCAAGGCGGCAAGCACAGCTGCATCTGGTTCCATTCAAAACTGAATCCCTACAACAACTGGGATCGTATGTGCCAGACTCTGAAGAATCGAAGCACACATGACATCAAAATTCGTGCGTATGGTTGGGCGGAACAGACAGCGGGAAGCCAGTTTCCAATGTTTAATGACAACAACGTGTTTACAGAGAACGTGAATGACCGTGTTCCTAATGGCACAAATTATATGGTGTGTGATCCGGCAGGTGCACGTAACTGGTTTATGCTTTGGGCACGAGTGGATGAACATGGTTGTCTGTGGGTTTACCGTGAGTTTCCTGATTTTAGCTATGGTGAATGGTCGCTTCCTTCAGAGAAACCAGATGGACGACCTGGACCAGCTCAACGTCAAGGTGCAGGCCGTGGAGTCAATGAGTACACTGAATTGATTTGGGCGCTTGAAACCAATGAAGGCAAGCGTGAAGAAATTATGGACAGATACATTGATCCGAGAAGTGCAGGCACAAACTCAATTACTAAAGATGGCGGAATTACTCTGTTGGATCTTCTGATGGAGGCCGACGATCCACTGTATTTCATCCCAGCTGCGGCGGTTCCTGTGGATGAACGTGTTTTGTTAATAAATGATTTATTATGTTATGACAGAGAACAACCGATAGAAGTTGGTGTTAATCACCCAAGACTGATGGTGCATGAAGACTGCAAAAACCTTATTTACTCTTTACGTGAATGGACTGGGCAAGATGGCCAAAAAGGCGCTAGCAAAGATCCAATTGACGCACTTGGTTATCTTGTGGTAATGCAACCAAAGCACACCAACTCAGATAAGATGAACAAGATGTGGCATAAAGCACAGAAGTGTGGTAGCTATTGACAATTCGCCTTATTCAAGTAGTTAAATTAGCATTATGCCCAATACTCCAACAGACCCCTTGGCTATAGCCTCCAGTGATCCTCATATTGGAGAGCTTTTGGGCGAATACAACCGCAGTATGATCAATTCGTCACAGGGAAACCTTGTGACAAAGTTTGATAATATTCGCTTTTCTAGGTGGGCTGGACAGACCGATGACGGGAAAAAACACAGTGAAAACCGTCCAGAAGGATCTCCGGCATGGCCATTTGAAGGTGCATCTGATGTACGCAACCGTTTAATTGATTCATCTTGCAATGAACTTTCAGCACTTCTCGTCACTGCTTTCCAGCGTGCAACTATCCGCGCTTCAGGAGTTGATCTTACTGACGCAACACTTGGGGGCGTCGCAACAAACCTCCTCCATTGGGTTAGGGACGCAAAAATGCCCCAAGAACTCCGCAAAGAAGCAGAATTGGGTGCTCAATATGCTTTGCAATACGGATGGAGCGCCTTCTTTATCGGATGGCAGCAGCATATTTCAAAGCGAACCCAAGAAATTACCGCTCAAGAGTTATTTGAAATGGCAGCTCAAACAGAGGGATCTGTATTGGCTGAGTTGCCGCAATTGATTGTAGACGCACCAGATCAGGCCGCTGCTATTTTGCAGACTGCCATTCCAGATCTCGACTTCCGTGAAGCAAAACGGATGGTCAAAGAGATGGCTGATACTGGTAGGGCCACGTACAGTGAAGAGTATGTAAGCAAAAATCTTCCTGAAGTTGTGGCGTTAAAGCCTTGGGATGAAATTATTGTACCACCGGAAACAGCGGATTTACAACGCAGTCGCGTAATTTACAGAAGGACATGGATGTCTGAAGTAGAATTGCGTGAAAAGATAACAACTGAAGGTTGGAATCCTGATTGGGTAGAAAAGGCGCTTCAGCAAATTGGCAAAAGCAGCACTTTTTACAATATTAACCTGCTTCCGACAACAACCATGCTTGTTTACAACGGTGTAAACTACATGAACATGGTGGAGGTCGTTTACGCATACACGAAATCCCTTGATGGAAACGCCCCAGCAATCTGGTACACAGTCTTTTGTCCACAAGCAGCCTCAAACAGAAAAGAAGATGCTGCCTCTTGGGCTATCCATAAAAGACTTGATTACGCCCACGGTGAATATCCTTTTGTGGAGTTCAGGAGAGAACAACTCCGTCGTGCCGTCGTTGATACTCGCGGTATCCCTGAACTTGCTTCCACTGATCAAGACGAAATTAAAGCTCAACACGATTCCATACGCGATCATACAGCGTTTTCAACGCTGCCTCCGATCAAAGTAGTCAAGAGAATTGGGGCAATTAACAAGGTTGGTCCAGGTGTTCAGCTTCCTGTAGTGAATCCATCTGACTACACGTTCATGGACCCTCCAGCGCGTGAACCAATGACGGCTTTTAGGCTGATTGACCGTGTTGAAGCAAATCACGCTGCATATTTTGGAACTATTAACGCAAATGTTCCTCCAGTGAAGACACAAATGCTTCAACAGTTGCTGGTTAATAGCTGGCTATTGTCATGGAGAAGCATTTTTAGACAGATGTTTTCTCTGTGCTGTCAATATATGACTCCGGAAGAGATTCAGCGTATTTCCGGAGGCCAATTGCCACATAGTTTGTCTGAAATACACAACGAATTTGATCTTAACGTCAGATTTGACGTTATGGATATGGATAAGGAATATATTGCACAAAAAATAGATTTCTTAACAAAAGTTGCACAACTTGACACTGGTGGAGTGCTTAATCGCACAAGGTTGACTGAGATGATGATTCAAGCCATTGCTCCAGAAATGGCAAATGAGCTAATTCTTAATCAGCAGCAGGCCAGCGTTCAGATGTTTAAAGACGTTCAAAGTGACATTGGAAATATGTTGTTAGGAAATGAAGCGCTGTATCAGGCCAATGATCCTGCAGCTCAGACTAAACTGCAATATGCACAGCAAGTGATTGGATCTAATCCAAAAGCACAAGCGGCGTTGCAACAAGATGAGAATTTCCAAGCATTATTCCAAAATTACATTAAGAGTTTACAGATGTCTGTAATGCAGCAACAAAATGCTCAAATTGGACGTATTGGTGTAACTCCTGTGTCACAACAACAATAAAATGACAGAAAATCAAAAGAACGCATTTGGTTTTGCTGGGACAAATTTACTCTGGACTGAGATTGCAAAACTTATAGACGAGTTGCAACAACATCATTGGATGGCTGCAATAAGCAGGGATTGCAAAGGAGAGGATAGAATACATGCAGCTGGAACGGCTGATGGTATAAATATAGTTTTAAGCACTTTAGTTGAGTATAGGAAGCAAGCACGTGTATTAAACGGATTGACTCCTGATGAAGATTTGGCATAACGCCATTAACGGGCTTACCAGCGTTTCTGGTATGATTTATAAATTAAAGGACTTGCACCTTATTGCATGATTGAAGAACAAGCACAGCCTGATTCTACGGGTCAGGAGGCAGAAAATAAACCCGTTGCAAAAAAACTCGGTTTGCTAGATGAGCAAAGTTTAAGTGATTTGCTTAAATCTGGTTTCCTTGACGAGAAGGAGGCGGCTCCAGCCACAGAGGAGCAGCAGATTGTTTCCAAGAATGAAGAAGAAACTACCGAGGAATCCTCGGAAGTTCATTCTGAAGAATCAATCGATCAACCCGTCGAAGAAGAAGATGAGGCTGATGAAACTCAATTGAGTCGCGGTGTCCAGAAGCGCATTAACAAGTTAGTTTCTGCAAAGAAGGCCGCCCAAGCTGAATTGGATTCACATAAAGCAGAACTTGCAGCAGCCAGAAAGGAATTGGAGCAATTAAAGTCTTCAACGCCACAAAGGCATGTTGAAATTTCTGATGCCATTGAAAAGCTTTCTACGCCTGAACAGGTGCAGGAAGAATATCAAAAGGCAGTTGATGTTATTCTTTGGTGCGAGGAAAACCCTGATGGCGGGATCATTGAATTGCCTGATGGCACTGAAAAAGATCTTACTTCTCAGGAAGTTCGAGCAATGAAGAAGTTGGCATTCAAGCGAAAGGAAATTGAACTTCCAGCAAGAAACCAATACCTGCAACAGCAGGCCAGTGTTGAAGCTGAAGTTGTAAAAGACTTTCCTTGGTACAACAAGCCTGAAACTGAAGAGTATCAGGTGGCACAACAAGTTTTACGTGAGTTTCCAGAATTAAAGAAACGTAGAGCAGATTGGAAACATGTTGCAGGATTGATTGTTATGGGTGTTAAAGCCTATAACGACATGAAATCAACAAAGAAAAAAGCAGTTGCAACTCCTATTCGACGCGCACCTGTTCAACCATCTGTAACTGCGTCTCCAGCTAAAACGATGCAAAACGATATTTCTAAAGCCAAGCAAATGTTTGCTAGAAATAATTCTAAAGACGGATTGACTGACCTAGTAAAAGCAATGGGATTTGTTTAAACCCATTTTCACGTTAGTTAAACCTTAATTCTTATTTAATATGGCTCTACTTACAGAACCCCAACTTAATGGTCGCGGTTTGCGCGAAGACTTGATGGACATGATTGCATTGGTTGACGCGAAGGACACTCCTTTCACGTCGATGGCCCGTAAAGGGTCGAAGCCTGGCAATATGTATTTCCGCTGGCAGTCTGACAGCCTCCCATCCCCAATCGTGGGTGGAACTGTTGACGGCACAGACGTGACGACTGCTGAAATGACCAACTACGTTGTTGGGTATCGCGCAGAACTCGCTAACTATGCTCAGATCTTCCGTCGCGCTGTCCGCGTGTCGAAGCTTACTCAGGACATCGCTGATGTTGCTGGAGTTCGCGACGAACTGGCAGACAACGTGTCGAAGGGGATCACCGGGATCAAGCGTGACATGGAAGTGACATTCACTTCCAATCAGGTTTCCCAGATTGACAACGGGACGACTGCATATCGCACAGCAGGGGCGCAGACATGGATCAGCAATGCTGGTACAGGAACCCCAACTCCTGGCGATATTCCTTCGATCTTCCGTACTCCAACAACATCGATCCTCACTGGTGCATCCAGCGGGTTGACTGATGCTGGCGTGCAGGGATTGCTCAAGTCGATCTTCGATCAGACTGGTCACTACACCTCGTTCGACGCCATCGTCGGAACTGACCTCAAGCGTGCTTTCACTGGCCTGCTTGGAACTACAGCGTTGACCACAACCAGCACAGCTGGCGTGTTGGCTGCTGGAGCAACTAAGGTTCAGACCTTCCAACGTGACGCTGCTGCTGACACGTTCATCCAAAGTGTTGACGTGTTCCAGGGCGACTTCGGAACAGTTCGTTTGCACCCAACGACGTTCATCGGAACTGTCTCTGGGACGACCTACACACCGACCCCATATAAAGGTCTTGTGCTGGACATGAACTTGATTGAAGTTCGTTACGGTGGCAATGTTGCCAACGTGACAGCTCTGCCTGATTACGGTGGCGGCCCTGCTCGCTTAATCGAAGCTGTTGCTGGACTTGTTGTTGGCAACCCGCTCGGCCTTGGGAAATTCGACTACTCCTCCTAGTAGTTACGTGAGCGACACCTGCGGTGGATTGGGAATTCTCAATCGATAAAGTGGTGTGACAGGCTGGAGAGACAGCCACAATTTTAAGATCATGCCAAAAAAACCAGTCAATCTATCAGTTGGAAGAGGCGAGAAACTTCCAGTGTCAAAAGGCGCAGGCTTGACCGCAAAAGGCCGTGCAAAGTACAACAAAGCCACTGGCAGCAATTTAAAGGCTCCAGCTCCGAACCCTAAGACAAAGGCAGATGAAGGCAGGAAGAAATCTTTCTGTGCCCGTATGGGCGGAATGCCTGGCCCGATGAAAGATAAGAATGGCAATCCGACTCGTAAAGCTGCCGCATTGAAACGGTGGAATTGTAAATAATTTATGATTTCAATCCCAACTGATCTTGTTCCTCAACTTGAGAAAGAATTAAAGACTGGATTCCAAAAGAATCGAGTCAGAGCTGAGATTGAGGCAAAACAGAATGCCGCTGTAAATCAGCAAAGGCATAAATCAATTGAAGGAATTGGGCAGTTGATGGCGCGTATTCCAGGTGATGCGTATCATTTCTGGGGGCAGAAACTTGGGTATGGATGCTGGGAAGACAAAGGATTTTTGCGTGAATTCCTACGGGACAATCCTGAATGCAAAGTAAATAGTGGCGGAACAAAGGAAATTAGTGTAGGTTACGCGCCTACAAATGTGCGTGAACGCACTGTTTACTCTTAATGAAAACAGTCCCATACAGTGATATTCTAGCAAGCGTGTGTCAGCTTGCAGGGCTTGACCGTTCAACGCTAAACGACAAGTCATTTTCAGCCATCAGGGACTTTTGTGGAAGACGGCTAGCTGTTATTTGGGACAGAGAAGAGTGGCCTGATATTAATCGTTACTTTAATACATGGCCTGGACTGCCTGTTGCAGATGTTTCGATTATTCCATCTGATCTTTTAACTGAGAGCAATATCTCAATTGAAACAGAGGATTCTGAGATTATTTTCACAGAAAGTGAATCAAATGTAATTCAAGCAATTATTGAGTTTGATCTTACATTTAGACGCATTTATTTGCAGGATTTCCTTCAGGATGCTTATAAAAAAGGAGCCATAGGAGATACTTATGTTGAATTCTTTAATCCGTTTTATTTAACATTAGAAGACGGAACAAAGCAATCAATCAGCATTACTCAGTATAATTTTACATATACAACGCTAACAGATGAAATTGGCGAGTATATTGAGACTATTCTGATTGAAGTTCCATTCTCTTCAAATATTTACAATACTTATGCTGGGCCAAATGCGCCTCTTACAACTAAAGTTGTATTTAAAGGCAATCCGCAGTTGTTAGTTCAGCTTCCAGAAGGATCACTGCAAGCGATTGGTGCATGGGGTAAAGACCCAAGAAAAACAACAAGGACTGCACCTCTTTCGTTTTTGCCAGAAGACTTTTACGGAGAACAAACACTCACTGGCGCAAGTGAAACGAACTACATCAGATTTGATACGACTGGAGAAAAGTTCGTGCAATATAGGATTGATGCTCCAAGATTGACAGGATTGAAGTATGATGACACCACATCATATTCAAATGGCGCTCAAATATATTTTGATTTAGGTCAACAATCTGGAGTTTACAATCCAACAAATAAAACGCTTCCAAGCATTGGAAACTTTTATATTGCTACAGGATCAGTTCCAATCGGAACATCTCCATACACTCAAACAACTGATTTGTGGCGTCAAATTGAAGTGCCATCAAGATTTGCTGAGTATCTTAAAAACTCTGTGACAGCAGACTTTTTGAGGTCAGAAGGACGCGCTGATGAGGCCGTGGCGTTTGAACAATTAGCAGAAATGTCTATACAGCAACAGATTGATGTGCTTATTAGACAGCAGGGACAGAATCAGCGCCTTAATATGGCTTATACATATTAAAATGATCTCTAAATTTTCATTTAAACGCAATGGAACTCCAGCCAATCCTGGGGTAAAGCAATTAACGCGAATCCAGTGTCACGGAACACCAATTAGCGCACAAACATTTCAGACAAAAAAGAACACATCAGCTCCAGCAGTTACCTCAAGAATTTTGACAGAAGCTGGAAGTTATCTTAATACAGAAGCAAGCTTTAGATTAAACGTAGGATAATATGAGCGTAAAGATCTCCAATCTTCCAGCAGCAACATCAGTTAATCCATCTGACATTGTACCAATTGTACAGTCTGGAAGCACCAAGAAAGCAGCTGCTTCTCTTCTTAGAACAACCGATGCCGCACAGCTTATCACTGGCACTGTCGATGTTGCTCGTCTTCCTGTTGCAAGCACTGTTAGCTCTGGGATTGTTCAACTTGGGACATCTTCTGGAACAGCGTGTGAAGGAAATGATCTTCGGCTTGTAAATTCAAGAACTCCAAGTGGATCTGCTGGTGGAGATTTAGATGGAACATATCCTAATCCTACAATTGGAGCGCTTCAGGGCCAAGATGTTGATGTAACAACAACGCCTCCAACCAACGGACAAGCATTGGCTTGGAACAACAGTGAAGCTAAGTGGAAGCCAACCACAATTTCTGGTGGCGGTGGCGGAACAGGGACTGTCACCAGTGTGAATGTCACTGGAGGAAACACTGGACTTACCTCAGTTGGCGGCCCGATTACGACATCTGGAACAATCCAGCTTGATGGCGTAGTCAACGTGACTCATGGAGGCACAGGAGCAACTACAGCAGCATCAGCACGTACTGCATTGGGAACAGACGACGCGGCAAATATCACAACAGGGACTCTGGATATTGCGCGAGGTGGAACTGCATCTTCTACAGCAGCAGCGGCTAGAGCGGCTCTTGGAACTAACGATGCGGCCAACATCACGACAGGAACTTTGGCAACCGGAAGAGGTGGGACTGGAGTTTCGACATACACAGATGGACAGCTTTTGATTGGTAGTACCTCTGGGAATACATTGATTCCAGCCACAATCACAGCTGGCACAAACATCACCGTGACGAATGGCAATGGATCGATCACCATTGCTGCTTCTGGTGGCGGATCTGGGACAGTAACGACCTCCGGTGTTCCTGTAACAAACAGCTTGGTTAAGTTCTCTGGCTCTACAGTAATCGCCAACGCTGATCTTACTGGAGATGTCACCACAAGTGGAAGCACGGCAACAACTGTAGGAAAGATCAACGGAGTCAGTCTTGCAGGGCTTTCCACTGGCATCTTAAAGAACACGACTGGAACAGGTGCTCCAAGCATTGCAGTTGCAGCCGACTTCCCAACGCTCAATCAAAACACAACTGGAACGGCTTCTAATGTTACTGGAACTGTTGCTGTGGCAAATGGTGGGACTGGAGTTACAACGCTCACTGGAATTGCCAAGGGGAATGGCACAGGTGCGTTTACAGCAGCAGTTGCTGGAGACTTTCCAACACTGAACCAGAATACAACTGGTACAGCAGCAAATGTCACTGGAACAGTTGCGATTGCTAACGGCGGAACTGGACAGACGACAAAAGCAGCCGCATTCAACGCTCTTTCTCCAATCACAACAACAGGTGATTTGATTCTTGGAAGCGGCACAAATACAGCGACTGTTCTTCCAATTGGAACAAACGGTCAAGTGTTGACTTCCAATGGAACCACAGCAACATGGTCAGCAGCTGCTGCTGGCGGTGTATCGTCATTCAGCGCTGGTTCTACTGGCTTAACTCCAAGCACAGCCACAACTGGCGCTGTTACGCTTGCAGGAACGCTGGCTATTGCAAATGGTGGTACAGGTGCCACCACTGCATCGGCGGCATTTGCAGCACTGTCTGTGGCAGGAGCACAGGCTCAGGCTGGTCTTACGGTCAGCACGCTAGTTGAGCGTAACACGGTGTCTGCATCGGCAATCACTGGTGTGACAGCGGTTCCTATTAGCACATCTCCAGCTGTATTTTATACAAGCAATGCAGCGGCAAACTTTACGCTTAACATTACTGGAGTGTCAACATATTTGACAGCAAATGGATATACTTCAACAGTTACAGTTGCGGTTCCAGCTGGAGCAACGGCATTTAATTTGTCTGCCCTTCAGATTGATGGAACAACAACTGGAGTTACATTGCTCTGGCAAAATGGTTCTGGAGTAATTCCTCCAGCAGCAGCAAGTTCCACAAATATTTACTCATTTACAATATTGAGAACTGCCGCAGCAACATACACAGTGTATGGCAATGTGAGCTACTTCAGAGCATAATATTATGCCATTAATTGGTGCAAGATCAATTGGGTCAAAAGGATATGGTATGCTTGTTAACGCAAGCGGTGTAGATCCTAATTTTAGTTCTGTAGTATTGCTTTTGCATGGAGATGGAACGAATGGATCACAAACCATTGTTGATAGCAGCTCAAATGCAGTAAGTGTAACAGCAGTTTCAGCAGCTCAATTATCAACATTAAATAGAAGATTTGGAATTAGTTCTATAAGTTTTGACGGAAGCAGCAGACTTCAGATTGCAAACAATGCAAGTTATGCAATAGCAAACGGAAGTGGGACTATTGAATTATGGGTATATCCAACCGCACAAGATTCATTTCGCAGGATAATGACATCAACAGGGGCGGATTTTACTGCTGGTAATTTTATAATGCGATATAATAATGGTACTTTTATTGCTGGAGATACTGGATCTGGATATATTACCGTTGGATCAATACCGACTACAATAAATACATGGAACCATATTGCGTGGGTTGGAGTTGGCGGAACAACGCAAACATTATATGTTAATGGAACAAATGTTGGAACAGCCGGCGCATACAATATAAATTCAATTCAAACAATTGGCGGATACAGATCATCAACAAATACTGAATATTACAGTGGTTATATTGATGAAATGAGAATTACAAAAGGAGTTGCAAGATATACAGCTGATTTTACTCCATCAAATGCTCCGTTTTCTAACATTTAAAATTTATGTCTGATATTAAAATCTCAGCGTTGCCAACGGCAACTATTGTAAATAACAATGACATCATTGTTTTAAATCAAGGCGGTGTTACAAAAACAGCTTTGCGTTCACTTGTTGCCAATGCTGGAACTGTGACAAGTGTTACAGCAGGAACCGGACTTACAGGTGGAGCAATTACGTCTGCTGGAACAATTGCATTGTCCACAACATCTGTTTCCGCTGGGACATACGGATCACCAACTGCTGTGCCATCGATCACAGTGGATCAGTATGGAAGACTTACAGCGGCCACAGATACGACAATAGCAATCACAGCATCTCAGGTGTCTGGACTTACATCTGGAACAGTTACAAGCTTGATTGCTGGCACTGGACTCTCTGGCGGAACAATTACTTCTACTGGAACAATTGCTCTTTCCACTACTCTAGTTTCCGCTGGAACGTATGGATCAACTGCTGCAATTCCATCGTTCACAGTTGACGCATACGGAAGACTGACTTCTGCTTCGTCACTTTTTTTTGCAGACCCGAATGTTCAGACATTTTCAACAAGTGGAACGTGGACAAAACCTGATGGAGCAAGGGTGGTTAAGGTTCAGCTTTGGTCTGGAGCTGGAGGTGGTGGATCTGGAAGAAAGGGTCTTGCTGGAACGATTCGATGCGGCGGAGGTGGAGGAGGTTCTGGGGGATATTATGAGTCAATATTACCGGCATCGACCATTGGCTCTACTGAGTTGATAACGATTGGAGCCGGAGGAACCGCTGGATCAACTCAAACAACAAACTCTACAAACGGACTTGCTGGAGGGCAGGGTGGATCAACTTCGTTTGGTTCTCACGTCATCCTTCCTGGTGGGAATGGCGGTTCCGGAGGAACGGCAACAACCGGAAATGCAGGTGGTGGAGGTGTTGGCGGGAATACTGGCGGAGGAGCAAGCACAACTGGCGGATCAGGTGTTGCAGGAGCACCTGCGACATCAGGAACTACCTGCACTCAAGCTTCTGGAGCTGGGGCGGCTGGAGCCGGGATCACATCTGCCGATGCTGCTTCTGGCGGAAATACAGGAGGAAGGTTTCCTCTCTTAAACTACTCAGGCGGAACATCTGGCGCTGTATCTGGAAATGGAGGAAATGGAGTTTCTATGTCCTCAATTCCAGTCAATGGATCTCCTTGCGGAGCTTCTGGAGGAGGAAGCGGCGGTTCTTCGATTACAACGAATGCTGGCGCTGGAGGAAATGGAGGATTTCCGGCAGGTGGTGGAGCTGGTGGAGGGGCATCTGTTGACAATGTTGGGAATAGTGGAGCTGGTGGAGCCGGTGGAGCAGGACTCGTAATCATTACAACTTACTTCTAAATATGTCAGAACCTACTGGATACGCGATTGTTCAAGATGATATTGTCATCAATATTGTTATTTGGGATGGAGGGCCTGAGTGGAATCCTCCGGTAAACTGCATTGCAATCCCCCTTGGAGATTCTGGAGCAGGAATCGGCTGGTCGTATATTGATGGAAATTTTGTCCCACCGAGCGAATAATTGTTGAAGATTTCCCCAGCTGCTGGTAGTTAGCAGCACTTGTCAGTAAACCAAACCCAATCCTAATTAAATGGCTAATCAGTTCCTCACTAAATATAGTGCGAATCCTGGTGTCGTTCCAACGGCGTCGGAATTGCCCTTGCGTCAAATCGCAATCAACACAGCGGATGGCCGCCTCTTCATCAAGAAGACGGACGGAACCATTCTTACCTTTGAGAGCGCGGAGAAATTTGCTCTCGCAGTGCATTCGCACGCCATCTCGGACGTTACTGGTCTCCAGAGCGCCCTTGACACATTGACATCAGCGGCGGCCGCTGCTCAATCCGGTGCAGATGCTTCCCTAAAAAAGTCCAGTAACCTTTCGGATCTCGTTTCCGTTTCGGCTGCTCGCACAAACCTGTCTGTTGACTCGTCTAGCGAAGTTTCCGCAAAGGTTGCCACAGCGAAGAGCGAAGCTCAGGCGTATGCTGATGCAGCTATCGCAGCTCTCATCAATGGGAGTCCTGCTGCGTTAGATACCCTCAAGGAAATTGCTGACGCTCTGAAAAATGGAGAAGATGTCGCTACGGCTCTTGCCAGCAGCATCGCTGCCGTTTCTTCCCGCGTTACTACGCTCGAAGGACAGAACCTAGACAGCCGCCTCTCGACAGCTGAGAGCGACATCGACACACTTCAGTCCGATGTTGTTACAGCTCAGAATGCTGCTAATGCCGCTCAGAGCACAGCTGACAGCGCCGTTACGGCCGCTGCCGCCGCTCAGTCCACAGCTGACACTGCTGTTACTAACGCTGCTACAGCACAATCCGCTGCTGAAGCTGCTCAATTGGCTGCTGACAATGCTCAGACGAGCGCAAACAACGCTAATGCTGCTGCTGCTACAGCACAGGCTGGCGCTGATGCTTCGTTGAAGAAGTCCAGCAACCTGTCCGACCTCACGAACGTCGCTTCCGCTCGCACTGCGTTGTCGGTTGATTCGTCCGCTGAAGTTGACAGCAAAGTTAGCTCGGCTGTTAGTTCTGCTCAAACGACACTTCAGTCCAACATTGATGGAGTAAGCAGCCGCGTTTCGACGCTTGAAGGCCAGAATCTTGATTCCCGCCTTTCGAGTGCTGAAGGCACGATTGCTGGGCTCGGAACAATGTCCACTCAGAACAGTGACAGCGTTTCCATCACTGGTGGATCGTTGACCGGTTCTGTGACGTTTGGAGCTAGCGGTGCTACTCTTCCTACTGATTCCGGCAAGATTCTGACAGAAAACTCGGTCATTGACTGCGGCGAGTTCTTCGGGTCTTTTAATGGGGGAGGCGGAGACGGTGGCTCTAACCTCCCTTATGGTACGTTCATAAGGACAGAAAGCACGTATGTTAATTGTGCCGGATCAATATATACTTCCGGAACACAAAATGTATATGCAGACGGGAATGGTGGGGAATACTCGTCTTCACCTGTATTTTTAGCAGCAGGTGAATTGATTGTTGAAAATGCAATTACATTCGACGCAGCTA